AATCGGGGATATACCCAAAAAAGACGATTGCACGCTTTATAAAGTCGCGCGTCGCCCTTGCCGATTGCTCCGTATAAGGGTAAATAAACCGCTCGCGCGTTGCTTCGTCAATCATTGTATATTGAAAAAATCGCGTCCGTTTTTCGTCGGTCGGTACAACGCCTTTGTAACATTCGCGCGGGACGTATTTTACGTCCATTTGCATTTTTACGCCGAGCATTTGCGGCGTGTCATACGGTTGCGGGATATAGCCGTCGTATTCGCGGGCGGGGCGGAGTTTGTGCTTCATTAAATACCGATAAAAACCGCCGTATGTGCGCGAGTAACCGTATTGCGTGCGCAATACGCCCAACGCTTCCGCGTAACTTATGTCGGGACGTTCGGCGAAAACGGCGGCGATGTGCGCCGCTTCCGCGTCCGTGTGTGCGTTCGGGTGCGGGGTATGCGGGCGGCTCGACTTGTTTTCAAGGCTTGCAAGCGTGCCGTCGTATTGCCGCCGCCAACGGTAAAGGCTTTGTACCGTGCATTTTGATTTTTTCGCGGCGTAAAAGTAGTCGCCGCATTTGCCCCATAATTCGAGGGCTTTTTGTTTTTCGCGTGCCGTGAATTTGATACCTTTCATAATTCCTCCGTGAAGTAAAAGCGGGCGACCGTGATGTGTCGCCCGCTTGCGTGTTTTATTGCTTTTTTTCTAATTGTTCAACCGCCCAACGTAAAAACTCTGCTTTACCCATACCCGCCGCCGCGATAGCGGCGCAAATACGCTCGTATTCGGCGGGCAATAGGTTTACAAGAAAACGCTCGTATTTGCCGTTGATTTTTGCCGCGTACTTTTTGTCGGCGGCTTTTTGCGCTTCGCTTCGTGCCATATCCGCCCCCCCTTAAAAAATATCGTTTTCGGCGACAAATGCCTTCAAACTTTCAAAAGTGGGGCAATCGGCTTTTGATACGTTCGCGCTAACCGTTACGCGCTCCGCCGTCTTTGATACCGTCCACGACGCTTTATTTTCGCGTACCGTGTAAACCTTGCCGTCTTTTTCGATAGTCATATAATACCTCCCGTTAAAAATCAATTTCGACGTAAATTGTCTTTTCGTCGCTGTCTTTCGTCCACTCGTGGCGCGTCCATTTTTCGACGTAGCCGTCGTATTCTTTCTTGTAGCCGTCGGCGCGAAGTTGTTTGTGTATTTTCTTTAATTCGTCCGCGCTGTTTGCGTGCATTGTTTCCGCGCTTGCCATAATTACCTCCGTTTTTTAATTATTTGCCGTCAATGTGCTTTTATACGGGTTGACAACCCGCCGCCCGATATGCTATAATAGGTCTTACGAGTGGGGCGGTTGCGCCCGCCCCGCTCTGCCTATAACCGATTATTTATTATCGGTTGTTGTGGTTGCCTTGCTCGGCTTCGGCTTTTTGAGGGTTATCGTAACTTTGACTCGTTCCACCGTGTCGTTACTTTCAACCGCTTTCGCCAAGTCCTGCAAGGCTTTTGTTATGTTTTCCATAACGCGCACCTCCTTTAATTATTCAAGGTCTTTTTCCTTACCTTGTGATTATATTATATCATAGTGCCTATGATATGTCAACACTTTTAACGCACTTTTTCAAAAAAATTTTTACTTTTTTTAAGCAAAAAACGCTCCCGATGTTGGGGCGTTTTTCGGTGTGCCGATAACGGTCAACACATAATTTTATAGCCGCGCTCATTGACAAACCCTTGCGGAAGTTGTATAATAATTTTGCTACAAACCTTATACACGCGCAAGAGCCGCCAAACGCGGCACGGCTAACGGAATACCGCAAAAACCTTTTTATCGGTCTTGCGACAACTTTGCTTATATTATATATCGGTTGACCGAGATTGTCAAGGCTTCTTGAGCGCGTTATAAGAAAAAATAACCCGTACAAGGAGTCTTTTTCTATGACGCTAAACGACCGAATATTCGACCTATTAAAACAAAAAGGCAAGTCGCAAACGGATATTGCCCGATTGCTTAACGTGCGCCCGACAACCGTGTCGGAGTGGAAAAAAGGCAAGTACGCGCCGACGGTCGAGCATTGCGTAACGCTTGCCGACTATTTCTGCGTTTCGCTTGATTACCTAATTACGGGGCGCGAGCCGCGCGGCGCACCCGTACAACAAATTATCGGCAACAATAACTCGAATAATACCGCCATAGCGGGCGACGCGACGGGGGCGGTGCTTACGGAATACGAGCGTGAATTATTAAAAGTTGCGGGGGCGTTCGATATGCGACGCAAAACCGAATTATTAAACTTTGCATATCAAATTAAAAAACAAATAAAAAGCGAAGGAGGCTTTTAATTATGATGTGGTTTTACAAACTTAAACGGTCGGTACGGGTTATAATTGCCGTCGTTGCGTGGTTGCCCGTGTTCATATTCTGCGGCATTATCGGGGGCGACATCGGCGAAAACGCCGAGAATTTGCAAACGTGGCAAGCGATTGTATTTTTGCTTTTGCTTGCCGTCGGCGTGGTGTTTACGGTTTTTGCCGTGCTTGCCCGCAAGCGTGAAAAGCAAGCGGAGCGGGACGCGCAACCCGCCGCCGCGCCCGAACGGCAAAAAGATACGCCGCCCGCCGCCGATGTACGGCGACCTTCAGTTGTTACAATGTCCGACGCGGCAATACGCGCTCCCGAAAAGCGCAAGCCCGCGCCGCTTAATACATACCCGACAACGGTTAGAATTACGCCATTTGACCGCCGTGTCGCGGGAATTGATGTAAAGGTCGGCGACGCGGTTGTTATAAAGTATGAGGGCGACGCGGTTATGCGGTCGAGCGGCGGCTATCCTATAATCGACGCAAATTGTTATATCGGCGACGTAAAAATAGGTTTATTCCCATACGGTAAATATTTGCGGGCAATTTACGGCGGGCGCGACTCTCCCTTTTCGATTGCGGCCATCGAAAATAAAAACGGCAAAAACGAAATAACGACGGCAAATACGATATATCGGTAAACATTGACTTGCCGTTCATAAAAGATAGCAAATTGCCGCTTATAACAAAATTAAACGGTGTTACGTTTAACGGGCGGCAAGATACGCTCGCCGCGTCGGTCGTAGGGGATAGCGTATTGATAAAACATAACCCGAACGACGAATACCCGAATACCGTCGAAGTGTTTAATGTCGCGCTTGACGCTTCTTGTGGTGTGATACCGAGCGACAACGGCGAAAAACTGTTAAAAAAATATAAAGCGGGTTGCAAATTCAACGGCGTTATAACGTCTATATACGGCGGGGGCGGTGGTAAGAATTACGGAGTCGATATAATGATTTTATCGCAAGCATAGTAAAAGCGGGGCGCAAATATGCGTCCCGCTTTTTTAGTCGTTAATCGTTTTGTATAGTGCCGCCGTATAGCGTGCAATCGTTTTGTCGCGGCTTTCGCGCGGCGTGATTTTTGCGTCTTTGTAATACGTCGTAAAATACTCCGTAATTATTTTGATTTGAAAATTTTTGTCGGTGCGCGTATCGTCCGCGATTGCCCGCCGCACGCACTTGTCCTCCGTAGTATTCAAAAATACGACCTTTGCTTTTAGGCGGGCGGCAAGTCGGTCGCGGTCTGCCTTTTTCGGTAAACCCGCGATAACCCAACAACGGGGCGCGTCGATTGCGCTTTGTTCTATCAAGGCATAAATATAATCGCGTATATCGAATATTGTAGCGTTCAAATTGTTTAACGGCATTTTGCCGTCGTAAAAACTTACCGCCGCCCGTATCGCGTCAAGGTCAACAACGAAGTCGCCGAGTTGCATATTTTCTTTGACGTAACGCGTTTTGCCGCTTGCGGGCGCACCGCATACAATTACAACGTCCATAATTACACCTTCTTGTTTTTCAAGTCGTAGAGCGTCGCTTCGATTTGGTTTTGTACCCACGCGCCCACGTCGCCGAAGTTCGCTTGTATGTAGTCTTTTGCTTCGGTCGATAACTGCGCTTGCGCCGCTTCCGCCGCCTGTTGCAAGGCGCGTTTTTGCGCTTCCTGCGTCCACGCTTCCGTACCTTTGATTGCTTGTACATAGGTTTGATACGTCGCCTTGACGACCGACGCGATAACGTCCACAATGCCCGATAAAAGGGCTTGCGCCTTTTGGTTTTTGATTTTGGTCGATACAAGCGTTTTGACCTTAACCAATACCCAAGAGCCGAGCGCGGTAAGCAACGCGGCGGCGACCGTAATTGCGATGTTGATTAAAATTTGTTGCCAATTCATAGTTAATCGTCCTCCGATTTTTTATTTTGCTTTGCCTGCTTCGGTGGTGTTTCGGGCAACGCCATAATGTCGTTGTAAAGTTCCGTTATAACGCCGTTGCCGCCGAGCGCGTGATATGCTTCATATTCGCGCCGCACCGCGTCCTTCGCGTAAACGGGGCAATAGCCGCGCTCGACCCACTTTTCATTTTGCCGTATGATTTCGGCGCGTAAAAGACATTGCGTGCCGTTTTCGAGGGCTTTGTGCCGCTGTTTGCCCGACTTAAAATGCGCGATAACCGCCGTTACGACGACCCCGACGGTGGTACTTATAAACGCCGTTAAAATGGTTGCCGCGATGTTCACGTTACACCTCGATAAACCAATCGTCGCGGAGCGACGTTTGCCCGTTTGCCGCGATTTCGTCCTTTGTTTTGCCGTCAAGGGCGTTTACCCATATTTTCCGCGCGTCGTCGATTTCGCGTTGCGTGAGTATGCCCGCCGCCTTGTCTGCGTTTGCGGTTTCGAGCCATTTTTCAACACTAAAAACCGCCGAGCCGCTTTTTGCTTCCTGTTTGTTTGCCATAATGAATATTACCTCCG